GCAAAAGGGCGGCGAGGCGGCCATCGAGTACACCAACAAGGGCGGCAGCACCAACCTGACAAAAAATCCGCTGCTGACGCTCTGGGATGATCTCAACAAATCCGCGCTTGCGTACTGGCGCGAGCTTGGGCTCACCCCGTCCGCGTACCGCAAGATCACCGGAGACAGTGCGCCGAAGAAGCAGGAGCGCTCCGGCCTCGCGGCGGCGCTCCAGGCGATTGAAACCGAGTAAAGGCAAAAACTGGGCCGCAGTCCTACAGTACGCGGAGAGCATCCGGGACGGCACAAAGATCGCCTGCAAAGAGCTGCGCCAGGCCGTTGGCCGATTTTTCCGGGACCTCGAAAATCCGGCCTACACCCTAGACGCAGCCGGGCCGGAGTTTTGCATCCAGGTCATCGAGCGGACGATGTGCCACCAGCAGGGCGAGCGGCTCGACGGAACGCCCCTCCGGGGGACGCCGTTTCTCCTGGAGCCGTTTCACAAGTTTATTATCTACAACCTGCTCGGCTTTAAGCTGGCCGGGACCGATACGGTCCGATTCCACGAGGCCTTGATCTTTATCCCACGCAAAAACATCAAGACATCATTCGCGGCCTCCCTCGCCTGGGCGCTGTCCCTCTGGTACAGGCGTTCCGGCGCGAAGACCTACATCACGGCCGCGGCCCTGATGCAGTCGCTGGAAAGCTTTGGCTTTTTGGCCTACAACGTCCGGCGCATGGGCGAGGACACCAAGGCGGGAGGCACTGTGCGGATCATCGACAACAACAACGAGCACTCGATGACCGCGGCGCTGCCGGACGGATCGTTTTACATCCGGGCGCTGGCTGCAAATCCGGACACCCAGGACTCGCTCAACTGCAACCTCGCCATCTGTGACGAGATACACGCGTTTAAAAAGCCCAAGCAGTACAACCTCCTCAAGGAGGCCATGAAGGCCTACACCAACAAGCTGCTGATCGGCATTTCGACCGCCGGAGACAACGAGCAGCTATTTCTCGGCCAGCGGCTGAAATACTGCCGCAAGGTGCTGGACGGCACGGTCCAGGACGAGCAATATTTTATTTTTATCTGCTGCGCCAATCCGGGAGAAGACGGGGAAATCGATTACACGAGCCCAACGGTCCACGAAATGGCAAACCCGGCCTACGGCGTCAGTATTCGCCCGGAGGAAATCCTCAACGACAGCCTCCAGGCCCAGAACGACCCCCAGCAGCGCAAGGACTTTTTGGCCAAGTCCCTGAACGTGTACACCAACGCCATGCGGGCTTATTTTGACATCGAGGAGTTCCGGCGCAGCGACACGCGATACGGCTGGACGCTGGAACAGCTGGCCCGGCTGCCCATCAGCTGGTACGGCGGCGCGGACCTGTCCAAGCTGCACGACCTCACGGCCGCGGCCCTGTTCGGGCGGTACAAAAACACGGACATCATCATCACGCACGCATTTTTCCCGATCGTCGCCGCCCACAAAAAGGCGGACGAGGACAACATCCCGCTGTTCGGCTGGGCCGACGACGGCTGGCTCACCATGTGCAACTCCCCCACCGTCAACCACGCCGACGTGGTCAACTGGTTCGTCGAGATGCGCCGCCGGGGCTTTAAAATCCGGCAGGTCGGCCATGACCGTAAATTTTGCCGGGAATATTTTATCGGCATGAAGCATGCCGGCTTTAAGATCGTCGACCAGCCCCAGTATTATTACAAAAAATCCGAGGGATTCCGGTATATCGAGAATTCGGCAAAAAACGGGACGCTCTACTACCTGCACTCCGAGGCATATGAGTACTGCGTCGAAAACGTCTCGGCCATTGAAAAGACCGACGACATGGTGATGTACGACAAGGTACAGCCGGAGCACCGGATCGACCTGTTTGACGCCTCGGTGTTTGCCTGCGTGCGATATCTGGAGAGCCTTGACCGAACCAGCTCCGCAAAGAGCTGGTGGGGCGAGAAGGAGGAAAAAACCGAATGAGCAAGAAAAAGCGGAGCCGCCAGGCACCGCGGGCCGAGCCGCCGCAGAAGCGGGGCGTCGTCTGGATGTGCGATGCCACGAAATACGACGACCTGACCTGCGCCGGGTATACGTCACTGGCACACAACCCGGAGATATGCGCAGCGGTGAGCACCATTGCGCGGCTGATCGGCAGCATGACCATCCACCTGATGCGCAACACGGAGCGGGGCGACATCCGGATCACGGACGGCCTCTCCCGCCTGGTGGACATCACGCCCAATCGAGTCATGACGCGGACGAGCTTCGTCCAGTGGATCGTGAAAACGATGCTGCTGGACGGACGTGGAAACGCCGTCGTTATCCCACGCTACACCGACGGCGGAGCGGGCGGCTACATCGAGGAGCTGATCCCGATCCCGCCGGCCTTTGTGTCCTTTGTGCCAGAGGGGCTTATGGACTACAAGGTCATCGCGGCGGGCCGGGAATTCGCGGCCGGAGACGTCCTGCACTTTGCGGAGAACCCGGATGCGCTGTATCCGTGGCTTGGGACCGGCTACCAGGTGGCGCTGGCAGACGTGGCCAACAACCTCAAGCAGGCCTCCGAGACGGAGCGGGGCTTTATGTCAAGCAAGTGGAAGCCCTCCATTATCGTTAAGGTGGACGGCCTGGTGGATGAGTTCTCCGGGCCGGAGGGCCGCCGAAAGCTCCTGGAGGACTACGTCCTCAGCGGAGAGGCCGGAGCGCCATGGCTGCTCCCGGCGGATCAATTTGCAGTGCAGGAGGTCCGGCCGCTGACGCTGTCCGATCTGGCGCTCGCAGACTTTGTCAAGCTGGACAAGCAGACCGTGGCCACCATCCTGGGCCTGCCGCCCTTTGTTCTCGGCGTCGGGGACTTTAAGCGGGACGCGTGGAACAGCTTTATCTCGACCCGCATCATGCCGCTGGCCCAGCAAATCCAGCAGGTGCTCACAAAGGGCCTCCTGTACAGCCCGGACCTGTATTTTAGGTTTAACGCCCGGAGCCTGTACAACTACGACCTCCAGGAGCTGGCCAGCATCGCGGACGAGCAATACATCCGCGGCATCATGACCGGCAACGAGGTCCGGGCCTGGCTCGGTCTGCCGCCAAAGGACGGCCTCGACGAGCTGGTGATCCTGGAGAACTATCTCCCCATTGACAGGCTGGGGGACCAAAAAAAGCTTTACAACCCGGGAGGTGAGACAAGTGACAAATCGGACGATGCGGATGCGTGACATGCGCGTCCGCGAGGAGGACGGCACTCGGCGGCTCGAGGGCTATTTTGCGGTGTTTGACCAGCCCTATGAGGTGTGCCCCGGCTGGGTGGAGACCATCGCACCGGGAGCCTTTGGCCGGGCGCTGAGCTCCGGAGAAGACACCAAGGTGCTGTGGAATCACGATACCAACATCGTGCTTGGCAGCACCGCCAACAAGACCGCAGACCTCCGGGAGGACGAACGGGGCCTCCGGGGCGGCGTGGAGATCAACGACCAGGACCAGGACGCAAAAAACGCCTATGCGCGGGTGGACCGCGGAGACGTGGACGGATGCTCCTTTGGTTTTGACATCTCCCGCATGGAGGAGAGCTGGGACGAGGACGGGACATACCGGACGAGGATCCTTGAGGTATATCCCCTCTACGAGGTGAGCCCATGCACGTTCCCTGCCTATCAACAGACCAGCATTTCGGCGAGAGCCGCTGAGGAGCTGGCCGCGGCCCGCGAGAAGCTCGACCGGGCCAAACGAGACAAAGTAAACAAGCGCCGCGCCGAGCTTATCGCGCGGCTGAAAGGAGAACACCATGGCACTTAGAGCAATCATGCTCCGCCGGCAGATCGAGGCGAAGCGCGGCCAGCTCGAACAGCTGCGGGAGAAGGACGCCACGTTTGCGGAGCGCCGGACGGCGCTGGAGACCGCAGTCAACGAGGCGGAGACCGACGAGCAGTTTGAGGCGGTCCGCGCGGAGATCGAGACGCTGGAGGGCGAAGAAACCGCGCACGGCGGCGAGGTGACGCGCCTGAGCGGCGAAATCCAGGAGCTGGAGGAACAGCTCGCCGAAGCCGAACGCGGCAGACAGGTGCCCCAGGCACCGGAAGGAGAAAGGAGAACCAATACCATGAGCTTTGATATCCGCACGCTGCCCATGAGCCGCCGGGCCTTTGACGCCCTGCCGATGGAGCAGCGCACCGCGATCCTGGCCCAGGAGGACGTCAAGACGTTCCTCGGCCAGCTCCGCAGCATGAGAGGCCAGAGCCGGGCACTTACCGGCGGCGAGCTGACGATCCCCGTCGTCATACTGGACCTCATCGCGGAAAATATGTACCGCTACAGCAAGCTGCTCAACCGGGTCCGCGTCCGCAACGTCAACGGCGAGGCCCGCCAGACCATCGCAGGCACCGTGCCGGATGCCGTGTGGACCGAGATGTGCGGCGCGATCAATGAGCTGACCTTTAGATTTAACCAGATCACGCTCGACGGCTACAAGGTGGCCGGTTACATCGCGGTGTGCAATGCCCTCCTTGAGGATAACGACGTCAACCTCGCATCCTGGATCGTGGAGATGATCTCCGAGTCAATCGGTCTGGCCATCGATAAGGCGATCCTCTACGGCAAGGGCGCGGCCAGCAAAATGCCCCTCGGCATCGTCACCCGCCTGGCGCAGAGCAGCAAGCCGGCGGATTACCCCGCCAACGCCCCCACCTGGACGGACCTGCACACCAGCAACATCGTCAAGGTGGACAACACCAAGACCGGCGCGGAGTTCTGGGCGGCTCTCATGATCGCGGCCGGCAACACGTTTACCAGATACAGCCGCGGCGAACAGTTTTGGGCGATGAACTCCAAGACCTACGCGCTGCTGCGCTCCAAGGTCATCACCTTTACGGCCTCGGGCGACATCGTCTCCAACGTCTTCGGCACCCTGCCGATCATCAACGGCCCCATCGACGTGCTGGAGTTTATCCCGGACGGCGACATCATCGGCGGCTACGGCGATCTGTACCTCTTCGCGGAGCGATCCGGCATGGTCGTCGAGTCCAGCCGCGAGGTGCAGTTTATCCAGGATAACACCGTCTTCCGCGGCAAACAGCGCTGCGACGGCGCGCCCATCATCCCCGGCGCGTTTGTGGCAATGAACATCAACGGCAACAGCGTCACCACGGCGATGGACTTTCCGGCGGACACCGCCAACGACGCGGATCTCCAGAGCCTCACCGGCCTGACCCTCTCCCCTGCCTTTGACGCAGGCACGCTGAGCTACACCGCCACCGCGCCCACCAGCGCGGCGCCCATCGAGGCGACCCCGGCCAACGCCGACGCCAAGATCGGCATCACCTACAACGGCAAAAACCTCAACAACGGCGCCACTCCGACCTACGCAACCGGCAGCCTGCCGATGGTGGTAACCGTCAAAAACGGCAACGCCGTCAAGGTGTACACGATCACCGTCACCAAGTCCTGATGACGGCCGCGGACATCCGGACCCTGGTAAAGCTCAACCTGTCGCTCACGTCCGCGGCTTATGACACCTACCTCGACAGCCTGATCGAGACGGCAAAGGCGGCCATCCAGCGCGAGGGCATCGCGCTGGATGACACGCCGGAGAGCGTCAACCTGATCGTGATGTATGCGGCGTACCTGTTTCGCAAGCGCGCCGAGGACAACCCGATCATGCCGCGAATGCTCCGCTACGCGCTCAACCAGATGCTGTTTGCGCAAAAGGCAGGTGGCACATGATGACGCTGGACACCGGCACGCTCTGGCTTTGCACCGTGGCCAACGCGGCGAAGCTGGGCGAAATGCCGCGGGAGCAGGCCACACGGACCACGGAGCACTTTTTCGGCGACCGAGCTGTCGGCTATGGCCGACAGTACGCCGCAAAGGGCGTCAATGAGCAGGTGGACCGGCTCGTCCGCATCTGGTGGGAGCCGGGCGCCCGAATCGGCATGGTGGCAGAAATTGACGGAGAGCAATACCGGATCGACAACGTGCAGCACCTGTTAGACGATGACGGTTTGCAGGTGACGGACCTGACGCTGAGGAGGCTGGACACGCTCTATGATATCACAGACAAGACTTAAGGCGCTGGGGGCCATGTTTGCGGACGTCTGCAAGGCCTACCACTACCGGCGGCCGAAGATGGAGCCCCCATATCTCATCTGGGCAGAGGACGGCGCAGAAAACTGGGGCGCCGATCTCACCGTCAAGGAGCAGCGCTTTACCGGAGCTGCGGACTACTACACCAAGGACGAGTACGACGCGACCATCGACGCCATCCAGGCCGAGGCGACAGTCTCCGGCATCTGGCTGGCTCTGGACAGCGTGCAGTACGAGGAGGAGACAAACCTCATCCACTACAGCTGGAGGTGGGTGTTGTAATGGCAACATTACGCATGCAGGGCCTCAAGGAGTACGAGGAGATTCTCAGCAAGCTGGACAAGGACACCGTCCCCATGATCGGCCGGGCGCTCTATGAGGGCGGAAAGGTCGTGGCGGATGAGTTCCGACGCGAGGTCGAGGCGCTGCCGGTCGTGGCGCCGAATGTCCGGGGCACTTCGGAGCGCAAGCTCACGGGCATCACCTCGGAGCAAAAGCGCGGCCTGCTCCAGGGCCTCGGTATCGCCAAGATGCGGAGCCGGTACGGCGTGCATGACATCAAGATCGGCTTTGACGGATACAACAGCGTGCATACCAAAAAATACCCCGGCGGCCAGCCCAACGCCATGATCGCACGGTCGGTCAACGCGGGCTCCAGCTTCCGCGCGGCCACCCATTTTGCGGACCGCGCGGCCAGAAACTCCAAAGCGCGCGCCGAAAAGGCGATGCAGCAGCAGTTTGACAAGGACCTTAAAAAAATCTCGGATTGAGAAAGGACTGAAACCATATGGCAAACGGAAGAGTCTGCACCGGTTACAGCCACCCCATGGCGGCAAGCTACGCCGCATCGGCCGGCACGGTGACCTACACAGACCCCTTTATCATCGCCCGCGGCGTCAGCGTGGATATCTCGCTGACCACGTCGAGCGGTACATCCTTTTATGCCGACAACTCGGCACAGGAGACCTCACCCGGAAAATTTGTCTCGGGCACCGTGACGCTCACCAACGACGACCCCCTCCCTGGAATCGCCAAGAAAATCTACGGCCTGCCCGAGGAGAAGACCCTGACCATGACCGGCTCCACGACGGTGAAATACCAGGGCTACGGCGAGCAGGCAAGCTACCCGTACCTCGGTGTCGGCTTTATCGTCCGATTCCAGCAGGACGGCGCGGAGAGCTTCGTGCCGGTCGTCCTGACAAAGGTGCGGTTCTCCGCTCCGAACACGAGCCGGGAGACCCAGGGCGAGGAGATGAGCTACCAGACCGCGACGCTCACCGGCACCATGGCCCTGGACGACGCTGCAGACAAAAACTGGAAATTTGTCTTTGACGAGCAGACCACCGAGGCAGCCGCCGTGGCGGTCCTGGAGAAGTTCCTCGGCAAAGCGTCCTAACACCAGCGGGAGGAAGAAACATGGAATATGCGCTCACTGTGCTCGCCATGGCGAAAATCACGGACATTCTCGGCGGCGAGTTTGACATGAACAAGCTCAACGACGGGAACACCGAGGAGCGGACCGTCCGCCGGGCCGAGATCATGGCTGCCCTCTCTGCCGGAGCCGCCGCGAAGACACGGGCGGAGACCGGCGAGGACGCCCGGGGCCGGTCTGTGGACCACTACCTGAGCCTCGACGCCGCCACATTTTCGGACGAGTTTTCCACGGCCATGAGGGCCGTGGGGGAAGGACTCAAACGCAGGGTAAAAGCAAAAAAGCAGTAAGCGCCCCGCCATAAAGCTGGATCATACCTGGCTGGTGTTTTATGGCCACCAGATGGGCATGAGCAGGCAGGAGATCAACGGCACCATATACGGGCAGATGCTGGACTTGATCTCCTGCCTTGCCATTTATGGCGGGGCGGAGCCGGAACCGGAGGAAAAGAGCATGGGACCGCTCGAATGGATGGGGGTGCAGTAAGTGGCGATCAACATCGGGCCAAAGATCAAGGTGGACGGCGAGGCAGAATACCGCCGGGCGATGCGGGACATCATCGCACAGACCAAGGCCCTGGACAGCGAGATGAGGCTGCTTACCAGCAGCTTTGACAAAAACACCTCCAAAGAGGAAAAAAGCGCGAAGACGTCCGACGTCCTCACGCGGAAGATTACCGCGCAGGAGCAGGCCGTCGCAGAGCTGGAAAAGCAGCTTGCAAAGGCACAGCAGAGCTACGGAGCGGGCTCCTACGAGGTGCAGAGCTACCAGCAGCGCCTCAACGAGGCAAAGGCCGAGCTGAACGACACCCGGAGCGCGCTGGAAAACCTCGATCAGACGCTGGATGAGACGTCCGACAATATGGGAGACAGCGAGAGCGCCGCCGGCGGCCTCGCGGATATCTTTAGGGGCGGCCTGTTTGCCGGGCTGGCGAAAGATGCGATCTCCGGCCTTGCCGGAAAACTCAAGGAGTTTGCAAAGGAGTCGGTCCAGGCCGCCGCCGAGGTAAAGGCGCTGAGCTCCAGCTGGTCCCAGACCTTTGGAGGCCTGGAGGGCACGGCCAACGAGGCCATTGACCGCGTGTCTCAGAGCACAGGCATCATGGCCGAGCGCCTCAAGCAGGCCGGTATGCAGATCTACGCCTTTAACAAGGCGTCCGGCGGCGACAGCGTCGAGGCGCTGGGCATGATGGAGCGGGCGCTGACCACCGCCGCGGACCTGGCCGCCTACTACGACAAGAGCGTCGAGGATACCACGGACAGCCTGCTCTCGTTTTTAAAAGGCAACTACGCCAACGACGCGGCCCTCGGCATCTCCTCCACGGAGTTTACCCGCAACGCCAAGGCTGCGGAAATGTTTGGCACCGAGTTTAAAAACCTCACCGAGGTGCAAAAGCAGAGCGTCCTCCTCCAGACGGTCGAGGACGCGGCCAAGCTCTCCGGGGCCATGGGACAGGCCGCCCGCGAGGCGGACGCGTGGGAAAACGTCCAGGGAAACCTCAACGAGGCGTGGAAACAGTTTGAGGCAGCGGTCGGCACACCGATCCTGCAAATGCTCATCCCGATCCTGCAAGGGATCACAGCGGTGGCGCAGGACGCAGCCGACGCGCTCCGTCCATCGGAGTACCAGCAGGCGGCGGACTCGGCGGAAAGCTTTGTGCAAAGCCTAAAGCAGATCGGCCCAGAGGCGGAGGCGACCAAAAAGGACGCCAATGATCTGGCGGACGAAATCCTAGGACTGAGCGGCAAGGTCAAGGCCGGCGGCCCGGGGTGGGACGATTTTAGATACAAAGTCCAGCGCCTAAACGACCAATTCCCAGGGCTCAACCTCCAGATCGACGAGAATACAGGGGCCATAAACCTAAGCGCAGAGGCCATCCGGGACTTTATCGAGGCATCCTCCGGCTACGAGGAGTACACCAAAAACCAGCAGGCGCTCGCCGAGATCGAGCAAAAGCGCGCCGAAATCCTGGAGCAGCTCACCGGGGCGCAAAATGACCAGACCGAGAGCATGGGCGGCGCTGCCCGCGTGGCCGTGCAGACTGCGACAAACTCCGCGCTCGTCAGCGCGGAGATGGGGAAAACCGAAAACAGCTCCGCAAGGCTGCAAGCCGCCCTTGATGACCTGGCCACGCAGGAGGCCGCTCTCAACGACCGCCAGACGGAGCTCGCCGAGAACGGCTACGCCGTCGAGGAGAGCGCCGACTCCCAGGCGGGGGCCATCTCCGCGGTGAGCGAGGAGGCGACAAACTACATCGCCAAGCTCGCGGAGATCGGCGAGCAGTACCAGGCGGCATACGAGAATGCACTCTCCAGCATCCAGGGCCAGCAGGACCTTTGGAAGGAGTTTAACGCCGAGTCCGAGATGACGGTAAACGAGATCGTTGAAAACTGGCAAAAGCAGGCGGAGTACTCGGACCAGTACGCGGCCAACATGGCCGCAGCTCTCGCCCGCCCCATCGACGGGATGCGGGAGCTGGTGGCCTCCATCGATGACGGAAGCGCCGAGAGCGCCGCCATCCTGGAGACGCTGGCCAACGGCACCGAGGAGGACGCAAAGGCCATCATCAAGGCCTTTGACCGCCGCAAGGACGCGCAGGAAAACATGGCGCGCACCATGCAGGGCGCAGAGGTCGCCCTCCAGGAGGAGACAAATAAGATCCTCCGCGACGCGGGCGAGTACGCCGACGAGATCGTCAACGTGCTCAAAAATCCGGACCAATACTCCGAGACGGTCCGGGAGAACATGGAGGCCTACAGGAACGGCCTGACGGCCATTGCGCCGGACGTCCTAAACTCGGCCCATAACCTCGCCCAGCAGGTCCGGCAGGCCCTCTCGGATATCCAAATCACGGTGAGCCCGAGCATGGCAATCAACGGCGGGCGGCTGGACGTCAACGCTGCCAAAAATGGACTAAATAATGCGTATAACAGGAGGTCGATGGTCTACAAATGATAAGCGAGATTGTATTCGACGGCCGCAGCTCCGCGGACCTCCGCCTCTTCGTCGAGCGCCCGCCCGACCCGACCGGACCGACGCGGAGAATCACAAAATATCAGATCCCCGGGCGGAGCGGGGACGGCGTCCTCGACCGCGGGGAGCTGGACAACTACGACCAGGAGTATGCCGTCTACCTGTCCGCCGATCCCGGCATGGTGCAGGAGTATGCGGCGCTGACCGCCGAGTGGCTGATGGGCCCGCGGGGCTATGTGCGGCTGGAGGACAGCTACACGCCGGACACCTACCGTCTGGCCATGTTCGCCGGGCCGCTGGAGGTAGCCAACACGCTGGGCTCCTTTGGACGGGCAACGCTCAAGTTTGACTGTCTCCCCTACCGGCGGCTGAAAAGCGGGGACTATCCAGCGGACATCTCCGGCGGCGGATGGCTCGTCAACCCGACGCAGTTTGACGCTCTGCCGCTGATCGAGCTGACCATGAGCGGAGCGGGCGCCATGACCGTAAACGACACCACCATTGAGATCGCGGCCATGACAGGCAAAATCGAAATCGATTGCGAATCCATGGACGCCGCAGGGCCGGACGGGACCAATCTCAACGCCAAGATCACGGCGGAGCTCTTCCCCGTCCTGGCGCCGGGCGGAAACCAGATCACATGCACCGGCGGCGTGACGGAAATCCGGATCACGCCGAGATGGAGGACAGTATGAGCGACCAGATCAAATATCCCCGCCTCTACGGAGCGGGCGAGATTGCCTTTGCGGACAACGGCCTCGGCTTTCTCCCGGACGCGCTGAGCTGCATCGTCCGGGAGGAACGCAACGGGGAGTATTACCTCGAAATGACATACCGGGCGGACGGCCTCCACGCGGAAGACATCGCATCCCGGAGCATCATCCTCGCGCGGCCAAACCCCTACGACAAGCCACAGCCATTCCGGGTCCAGCAGATTGTCAAAACGTCGGAGCGGGAAATCCAGATTTACGCGCCGCATGTGAGCTATGACCTGTCCGGGACGCCCTGCGAGCCGTTCACGGCCGCCGATGCGCCGGCGGCCATGCAGCAGCTCAAGGCAAAGCAGATAGCCGACACCCCGTTTACATTTGAGACGGACAAGCAGACCGTGGCCACCATGACCAACGCGGTCCCGACGTCCTGCCGGGCGCTCCTGGGCGGCCATGAGGGCAGCGTGCTGGACGCCTACGGCGGAGAGTGGGAGTTTGACCGATGGAGGGCCATTCTCCACGCGTCCAGGGGCGAGGACCGCGGCGCGGCGCTCCGGTACGGCAAAAACATCGCAACGCTGGAGCAGGAGCAAAACATCGAATCGATGTATACTGCGGTCTATCCCTACTGGCTCGGCACGGACGGCGTCCTCGTGACGCTGCCGGAAAAGACCGTATCAGCCGGCGGAACATACTCCTTCAGCCGCGTCAAGGTCCAGGATTTTTCCGCCGACTTTGAGACGCCGCCGACCGAGGCCCAGCTCCGGGGCCGGTGCCAGACCTACATCGGGGCAAATAAGATCGGCGTCCCGGCGGTGACGCTGGACGTTACGCCGCAGGTGATATCCGGGGCCGACGTCATCAAGATATGCGACACCGTCCACATCTACTTTGCGGAGCTGGGCGTCAAGACCTCTGCGGAGGTCATCGCCGCCGAATACAACCTCCTGACGGGCCAATATAACGAGCTTGAGATCGGGACGCCGCGCTACACCTTTGTGGACGCCGTCATCGACAGCCAAAACTACGTAGCGACCGCCCCGCGCACGGTGCAGGAGGCCGTCAACATCGCCACCGGCAAGATCGTCGGCAACGTCGGCGGCTACGTCGTCCTCAACTCCTCCAGCGGCGGAAAATACCCGGACGAGATACTCGTCATGGACGCCCCGCGCATCGAGGACGCCGTCAGCGTCTGGCGCTGGAACAAGTCCGGCCTCGGCCACAGCAGCAGCGGCTATAACGGCCCCTACACCCTGGCGGCCCTGGATGACGGGTCCTTTGTGGCAGACGTCATCAAATCCGGAACGCTGGCCTCGGCGGACGGAACGGTTAAATTTAACCTGCAAAACGGCACGATCTCCACGGAGGGGACCTTGCCAAACGGGAAAACCGCAAAAGTGGAGATCGCCGGGCCGACCATCAAATTTTACATCGACGGTGTCCTGGGCGGCTGGATCGCAGATACCGGCGCGGGCATCGAGGTAAGAGGCCAAGACGGGAGCACCGCCTCCATCGGGGGCGCGGAGGGGACCGGCGTGGGACACCTGGACAGCGCAACGCGGGTCTACGGCTCCGAGGTGTGGATCGCGGGCAAAAAGGTCCAGTGGGTCCAGAGCGCCGACTTTGGCGGCTATGTGCTGGTAAGCAAGTAAGGAGGGACGCAAAATGAGCATGCAGGCGATCACCCCGATTATCCTGCGCATGGACAGTCCAAACACTCTGCAAAGGGTGTACGCAAAGCAAAACGACAAGCTCAGCCGGTATATCGTGGCATCACTGGCCTGCGGCGCCGCGGCATGGACGCCGCCGGAGGGAGTCGCCGGGGCCATCCGCTACAAAAAGCCGGACGGCACCGCCGGATTTTACGATACCGCAGAGGACGGCACGGACGCCATCGCCATGAGCGGCGCGACGGTCAAAATGTACCTAGCGGAGCAGGTCCTCACCGTGCCCGGCGAGGTGGCGATGGAGATTAATTTTTACACGGCGGCCGGCGCAAAGCTCACGTCCTTTGGCTGGACGCTCATCGTAAAGCCCAGCGCAGTCCCCGACTCGGCCATCCAGTCCACGGACTACTACAACACCCTGACGGCGCAAATCGCCAAGGCGCTGGAGTACAAAAACGCCGCCGCCGCCTCTGCAACGGCCGCAGCGGCCAGCGCCGAAGAGGCAGCCTCAACGCTGGCCTCTGCTGTAAAATCCGTGGACGGGGTCACTCCGGACGACGCCGGGAACGTGGCACTAAATGCACAAAACGAGACCGGAACGTCCGGCATCTGGTCCTATCGCAAATGGGGGGATGGCGTCTATGAGTGTTGGGGGAGCCAGACGTGCACAGGGACGACCGCGACCGCGTGGGGCAGCCTGTTTGCACTGGAGTGCGATATGCCGGACTACCCGATCGAGTTTGTGGACAATCCAAACGTGCAGATCAGCGTGATCCTCAACTCGACGACGGGGTGCTGGCCTGCCGGATACAGCGCGGGATCAAAAACAAACTGCGGGCAGGTCGCGCTGGTACGACCGACGAGCGCGTTTATCAACGCTGCCGTCAAAATATACGCCCGCGGGCGCTGGAAATGAGAGAGGAGGACAATATGTTTGAGCTTATCGGCAGCACTGAGTTGTGGCAGTGGGACACGGGCCGACAAATCGACTGTGCCGGCCTCCATGCAGGCACGAAAGTACAGTTTGCATACAGTGATACCCAAACACTGAGAACCGCTGTGAAAACTGCGGACGGGGCCAGCGTGGCGGACGTGCCAAACCAACTGCTCCTCCGGCCCGGGGCGCTGATGGTATACGCCTACGCGACGGAGGCCGATGGCGTGAGCTACACCAAATACGCGGCCCGGTTTAACGTGCAGGCCCGGCCAAAGCCGGACGATTACGTCTATACGCCGACCGAGCTGAAAAGCTGGCAGACGATCCGCGACGAAATCGGCGACCTGGACGACCTGACAACGACAGCCAAAAACAACCTTGTTGCGGCCATCAACGAGGCAGCAGCATCCGGAGGCGGAGGCGGCGGCTCCGTCACAAAGGATAGCATCGTCACGGCCCTGGGCTACACGCCGGAGAATGCGGCCAACAAAACGACCGCCCTCTCCGCAAACTCCACCAATACGCAGTACCCCGGCGCAAAGGCCGTGTGGGACGCAATCCCGCACCCGGAGGCCAAGACGGACGCCATGACCCAGGCCGTGGGCAAGGACGCAGACGGCAAGTTGTGGACCGCGCCGGGGGGCGGTGGAAGCTCAAGCGGAATCGAGCTGGTGTATACCTGGACTGCGGACGGGACGACCATGTCGGCAATAAATGACCTGACGATCGAGCCGGGCAAGCTGTATTTTTGTGAGACGATTGTACCAAACAACGGAGATTTGACCACCAACGTTACAACACCTGTTGTAACCGTGTATGTTGGGACCGCCGGAAACACATACACCGGAATGCGTGTGGCGCAGGTCGCCGGGCAGCAAAAGTATGGTGCCACGCAATCCAGATGGACGTTTTTTGTGCTCGACGGGACGATTCACTCGGTGTCGGACAGGACAAAAGACCTCCAAAACATCCCACAAAATGTCGCGTATGCCGCGAACAAGGTGTACATCTCCTCCCAAACATCCGGCGTCAACATCATCAGCGGGACAACCGTCAACATTTACAAATGGGGTGAGAAATTGAGAATCAGCGAAAACGGGGTGATCCGGGACATGACCCCGGAAGAAGAGGCGGAATACAACGCCATGCTGGCCGCGCAGCCTGCGCCGGAGCCGACGGCGGAGGAGCGGCTGGAGGCGCTGGAGGCGGCAATGCTGGAGCTTGTGATGGGAGGCACGGAGTAAATGGTACAGTTTTTGGTCTTGCAGGTGCGGATGGGGCGCATCACGCTGGCCCAAGTACCCGCAAAATACAGGGAGGCCGTCCGGGCCGCCCTGAACGCATAAGGAGGGACAAGTCATGCAGATCACAGAGGCCATCTGCACCGGGAACAGCCGGTACAGGGCAAACCAAAGGCTCACGCCGCGGGGCGTGGTGCTGCACTCCATCGGCACGCCGCAGCCGGACGCGCGGGTGCTGCGGGACTACTGGCAGCGGAACGGCTCGCCGTACCTCGTCCATTACATGGTGGACGACCGGCAGGTGCTGCACTGTATGCCGGACGACCGCAAGTGCTGGCACGTGGGAGGGCCGGGCAATGACAAATGGCTCGGCATTGAGATGGGCGAGCCGCGGGAGATCACCTACACCAGCGGGGCGCGGTTCACCGTCTCCGACCTGGAGGCGGCGCGGCGCTACGCGCTCCGGACCTACAAAAACGCCGTGTGGCTCCTGGCGCAGCTCTGCCGGAGGTACGGCTGGGACCCCTACACGTGCATCGAGACCCACTACGACGTGACCAGGCGGGGCCTCAGCAACACGGACCACGTGGACCCGCAGCATCTCTGGGACGGGCTGGGCCTGGGCATCGATCTTGCGAAGCTCCGGCGGGACGTGGCGGCGGAGCTGGGCGGCGCAAGCCCGGCCCCGGCGGACGAGCACCCCACGCTCTCCAGGGGCAGCTCCGGCGAGGCCGTGG